GCCATAATCATACCCCATGTTATAATTATAACCCATAAATGAGAAATGTAAATAGGTGGTGGGTGTTTTGCTTTCACTTTCGTCGGCGTTGGGTAGGATACCCTCTCACAGACGGCGTATTCCCTACTCTTTCTCGTCACACTTATGGTAAAAGTCAAGAACCCCCCTTATCTTATCTGCCCTTTAGAGTCGGAGCGGAGCGCAGAAAAGCCTTCTGGTACAGAGTTGTACAAGATAGTTGCGGTTCTGTAGGACTTTTCTCAGGTCTTAGCTTCTGCTGCCCTTTTGTCGTCGTCGCGGGTGCATTAGTATCTGGGCGGCCGAGCGCAGGATACAAGAAGTGTCTTTGTTGAAGCGGTATCACAGCAGGGGTTCCCGAATTGGGCGGCGAGGACGTACGGCTTCCCGGTTATACGTCCTGCCCTGCTGTTCTTTTACGTCGGGACTATCTTTTAGACCGACGGAAGTGCCTGAGATTAACGAAGGATTCAATGGAATCTATCGCGGTCGCTGCCCTTACAGACTGAGCGAGTGTAGCGGTGGGCTTATCAAGGGGTATTGCGGCACTTTTCCCTTCGCCACTGCGTTGTTCCGGGTTATCGGTAGATTCGGAGGGTGCAGAGAGGTGAGTAGTTTGTTCAGTAGCCTGAAGGCTGGAGGCAAGTTGGCTCAATCTCTAGAACCGCCCGAATCTACCGACAAAGAGAAAAGGCCCAGTGCTTACGCATTAGACCTTTCGCTCAGACGACGATTACCAAGGGATGAAACGCCCTTCACTGCAAATCCTACCACGCCGTTGCTGGTTTGGAAGGGGGTGCTGTGGATAAGTATTTTCATTTGGATAATCGGCATCTGCCGTTACTCAGACTATACACCAACACGCCAGCCATTGGTGTTGAATTGTTGGGGATAACGAATTTTGGGCACGAGTACGGTATGATGTCCAGTATGGAAACGCCTGCTGTCGCCTCCCGGAGTCACTCGGAGACTGCTATTATCGTACGTAACCGCAAACCGAACACGAATATTGGTGATGTGCCCAAAATCGTAGAGGAGTTCCGTCAGTTCTACCTCGAGCAGAGGAACGCAGGGCGCTATGACTACAAGGGAATCTTCCGTGAGTTCCGAAAGGACAAGGAAATCAACGAGAACATCTGGTTCAACCCCTATCCGAACATGCTCGACATCCTGTATAGGCGGTGGGAGAGCGAACTCCCGATGACGATGCGCAAGATTACGATACAGAAGCCAAAGAAGATAAAGAAAGGGGTGGACGATACCGCAACAGTACTCAAAGAAATCGCGTACCACACCCTCGAGGACGGAGCTAAGAATCTCCAGTCCCTTTTGATTGACGATGCATCCAAACTCATCCGAGAATCGAATGAAGAGTTCCATGCTATTGACGATAACGGGGGTATGTGGCGTAAGGATGACTACGAGAAGATTCGTCTCGCGAAGAAGAAGGTAGCGCTCTCCATCGCGTCCGATGTGTTGAAGGGAGCGCATCGTTTTGAACTCATCAAGATTAAGAAGAACGCCGAGGGACGTGAGACCGCATCATTCATGATGGATTTGGTACGCCGCTCGACCGCGGGTGAGATAGGTGACGAGGAAATGTCTGTCCTCGAGAACGCAACCTCCTGATATGGCGAACCACAAGGCGAGTCTCAACGAGTTCGTCTTCGATACGACGATTCCCCCGGACGCAAAGAAGCGTCTGGTCGAGATGGTCTCAATCAACCGCCGTGGCCGTGAGGATGTGTGTGTATTCGCGGAGGAGTTGCTCGGCATGCCGCTCAATGACTTCCAGCGTGGCTTCCTGCGTCAGACCACCTCTCCTCGTGAGTCGTTGATGGACAAGGCATGGGCATTGGCGCACAATCTCGTCCCGTATCTAGGCGATGTTATGGGTATGCTCTACGGAAAGAACATCGCCTTCCCAAGTAACCAGGTGGGCAAGACGGTGATGATTGCGATAAAGCATTTGTGGTTCAACTATTACAAAATCGGCATGGACTTGAGCGCCGACATCTTTGATAAGACCTACTACGCGACCCTCAACATCTCCCCGCACTCCAGGCAGGTGAAGGCGTGTTCGCGGTACATGATGGAGATTCTGAACGGGGAGTTCATCATCAACCAGAACGGCAAGACCAGCATCAACAAACTTTCTCCCCTCCTCAATGGGTTCTTTATCTCGTACAACTCCACCCTCGGGGAAATCAGATTCTCAAACGGTGCAGTGTTCTACTCAGTTCCGATTGGGCAAGACCAAGCATCCTCACTCGCCGGTGGTCAGTTCGCGTACATCTCGTACGACGAGTGTGCACAGTCAAACCATCTTGAGAACGAGCTAGGAGCAAAGATTATGTCTCGTCTCATCAAGTACGGTGTGTGCCTCGACCTCATCTCAACGGCTGAGGTGGACTCGAACTCTCACCAGCAGTACGCCCGCTTAGTGAAACTCGGGCAAGCACATCAGGACGGTTGGTGGGCAATCGGCGGTACTCTCGACCAGAACATATTTATTCCGGCTGCACAGCGCGAGAAGATTAAGGCAGACCTCAAGGCTACTGACCCGAAGAAGTACCGGCAGGTTGCCTTCGGAGAGTTCGTCACTGGCGGTAAGCGGTTCTTCGACCAGCCAGAAATCGACCAGCTATGGAAACTCCGTAGTCCTAAGAGATTGGTGCCGGGGCACAAGTACTTGCTCATATCCGACTGGGGCATGAGCGATACTGGCGACCCCTCCGAGTTCGCGGTAATCGACTACACCAACTTTGCAAACGATGGGTATCTCGAAGTCGTAGCCTGGGAGCAGGCCCAGGGCGGTTCTCCGTTCATGCAGTTCGCGCTCCTGCGTTCTATGTACGATGCGTACACTGAGTACGAGGACGACGGGATGACCATGCGTTCGTATCCCACCTTCCTCATGGATGCCGCGGCGCTCGGTGGTGTAACCATCAAGAAGATGTTGGTGCAGCTCCGCCCCATCGGATTCAACATCGAGAAGGACGAGGCGCTGTTCATCTTAAAGACCGAGATGTCGCGCGGCAGGAAGTTTGAGGTCAATGACCTTGGTGATGCTATCGAGCACAACCTAGAGTTCGGAAGCATCCGTTCGTTCTTCATTCAGGGTCTTGCCGACCAGCTTGGGATGTATCACTTGGAGGATAAGAAGCTAACGCAGGATAAGGTTATGACTTTGATGATGGGTGTTTCGTACATCGTCAAGAAAAATCCCCGTGGGAAACCTCTTTCCTCTGCTAATATCTCAGGTATGAGAAGCTGGCAACGGTCACACCGTCCGATTACCCGAACACGTATCAAGCACTAACGATGGCTCTACTCGATTCCATATTGAAGAAGGGCATCATCACTGACGACCAAGCGTCGGCGGATAGGATGCGTACGTTCATGCTCGGCATGGAACCGAAGCTACGCCAACAGAACGAAAAGATAATCAACGGTGATGGAACGTACGCGGGCTACCGTACGCTCCGTGATTTCTATAAGGGAAGACAGTGGACTCATCAGAAGGAAGAGGGTGAGACGATGCGTACGTACAACTACATCTTCACCATCGTGGAGAACATGACCGCGTTCCTCACGAATGAGGCTCCTCAGATGTCGTGTCCTCCTTCGGACGTGACTGACCCTATCGAGCGCAAGATGGCTGAAGGCCGCGGCAAAATCCTTGAGGCAATTCATGAGGAGAACCGCCTTGGTCTCGTGTTCCAAAAGTCTGCGCGCACTGGTTCCATCTACGGGGATTCCTACATCTTTGGTGCATATCCTGAGTTTGAAACCATCATGGATGAGTCGACCGAAATAGACGAGGAGACCGGCATGCGCAAGCTGACCGAGCGCAAGGAACTCCGCGCCATTCGGTATTGGAACGTTGACCGTCCTTGGACAGTGCGTCCTATTTGGAAGACCGATGACTTCAACCACCTATACGGTTTCGTGAAGCGGTACCGCATTTTCGTAGGAGACCTACCTCAGATGTTTGGTAAGGAGATTGAGTTAGCGAAGTATATGGTTCCGAAGGAGGGTGAGCGCGATACTGAGCAGTTCTCGATGTATGACGACGACTCGCTACCAAAAGTCACCATCAAGGAGATGTGGACTGAGGACGAGTGGATAGTCACCATCGGTAACGGTGATGTGATGTTGAAGTACATGCGCCATAACTGGGGCTTTGTTCCTCTTCACTACATCCCGAACATCCACCTTCCCGGTGAGTCACGTGGTACTGCTGACATCGAGAACGAACTCGACCCACAGCAGGAGTACAACGAGCGTACATCTGACTTCGGAGACCTCATCAAAGAACTCGCGAAGCCTACCTACTGGGGCAAGAACCTCGGCTCCGTTTCCGAGGTGCGCTCCGGTCAGACGGTCATCTACGAGTTCGGCGAGGATGCTGAACTTCAGGCGATGCCGAAATCAGGAGAGCCTGGTGCGCTTGCGAACTACACCTCTGAGCGCAAGAACGACATCATCAACCTGTCGGGTATGAACCAGGTTCTCTACCCAGGCAACCAGGTTCTTCAGGCTACCGGCCGCGCACTCTCCGTTGTGATGCAGGGCGTGAACAATAAGATTGCTCTGCGTAAGGGAAGCTATGAGTCTATGTTCAAGGAACTCAACAAGCAGATTCTCTACCTGGCGGAGAAGTACATCCCGGAGGCGCGTTTCATTATCGCCGGAAACTACAAGTCAGATGTGTTCATCTCGTCTGTGCTCATGCGTTCGGTCACTGACGAAATCAACAAGTTCAACTCACGTACCCAGTCCCTCACGACAACGCAGAAGAACATCGGTATTGCGAATCCTTCGGAGGAGCAGAAGCTCATGAAGGAGGAACTCTCTGATGAGCTACTTGTTGCCGAGATTGCGAAGCAGCCAGGACTTATCATGCAGATTCTCAAAGACCGCGCTGCCCAGGTAGCCCAGGGTGGAATGGGTGGAGGAGAAGCAAACGCCATGCAGCCTGAGCTGAACGATGACGGTATGGAACTCGAAGGCTTTGGTGGTGGCTTCTCCCCTATCGCAAGCGAATCAGATAATAATGC